GCGCAGCAGTTCCTGATGCACCGTCAACTGGTACTTACGGTGGTATTAACCGTGCAAACTATAGCTTCTGGCGCTCACAAAAGTATTCTGGCGTGACTGATGGCGGTTCTGCTGTTTCAGCTTCAAACATCCAATCTTATATGGATTCTTTGGCTGTTCAGTTGATTCGTGGCACAGACAAGCCTGACTTGATCGTTGCTGATAGCAATTACTATCGTTTGTATTTGCAATCTATGCAATCAATCCAACGCGTTACTGATGGTGGCAACTCCACTCAAGGCGCTGGTTTTGCTTCATTGAAATACTATGGCGCTGGCATGGCATCTGATGTTGTGCTTGACGGTGGTATCGGTTCTGCCGCTACTGCAAACCATATGTGGTTCTTGAACACCAAATATTTGATGTTCCGTCCTCACGTTGACCGTAACTTTGTGCCTATTGGTGGTGAGCGTCAAGCCGTCAACCAAGACGCCATCGTTAAGTTGATTGGTTGGGCTGGTAACTTGACTAGCTCAGGCCCACAGTTCTGTGGCGTTCTGATCGCTTAAAGGAGTATGTAACATGGCATATACAATCACCCCCCTCATTGGTATTGACTTTAATAACATCGTTAATACCAACTTGAACAGCGCTGGTACGGCTGTTCCTACAATTGGCCCTTTGGGTGCTGAAGTATTTGGTTCTGATGGCCGTATTTATGTTTTGGCTCAAGCTAACGCATCAATCACAGCCTCAACAACCACTTGCGACATCAACACAACCACATTCTTGGTTGCAGCTACTGGCGGTTCTTACAAATCGCCCGCAGTTGACCTAGTTTCTGGTAATGTTGCATGGTTCTCTAAAGCATCTGTGTAAAATAAAAGGGGCGGCATAAAAACCGCCTCTTTTTAATTAAGGAACTAATATGGCTATCCCCTCACGAATTCTAGGCGCGGGTAACTCGCCTTTGTCTACAGTCTCCATCGCTGGTGATGGCGCTGTTGGCATTGTGGCAACGGGTTCTACTGCTGCTGATGCAAAACTGTTGTCGGCTGTGTTTAACACAATCACAACTTCATCTGCTTCTACAGGCGTTAAATTGCCTCCTACAGAAGCTGGCGCAATGGTTGGTATTCGTAACGATTCAGGTCAAACGATTACTGTTTACCCTTACAATACAAGCTCAACTATCAATGCAGCAGCAACATCTGTTACATTGGCAACAGCAAAGAGTATGATTCTTTTTGCGCCAAGCGCAACAACTTGGGCATCCGTCACTTCAGCTTAATCCCCACAGGATAAAAAATGGCACTAGATTCCGATATTGCAAACGCAGACTCACATTTGCACGTTGAGTTTTATACATTTGACAAAGCACCGTACAAAGACATTCCATTTGTGCGAATTATGGTTCCTGGCGATAAGTACAACATCATAGAACAGCCCGTTCGTGATGACCATAAAGAGCGCTTTCCCCGTCAATGGTTGCACTATCAAATGCAAAATTCAGAAGGCGGGCCAATTATTGGCACAACTTTGCAAAATTGGCATCTAGATCGCCCTGAAGAATTTACAGACAGTCAAATGGCTGAACTGCAAATTCTAAAGTTTCAAACAGTTGAGCAAGTTGCTACGGCAAGTGATGCTCAATTACAGCGTGTCGGTATGGGCGCTGTTGGACTGCGTGAAAAGGCGCGAGCCTATTTATTGCGTCGAAACCAAAGTGAAAGTTCATTTGAATTAGAGCAAACCCGTTCTGAATTGAAAGAATTGCAAGAGCAAATGAAAGCCTTGTTGTCTGAAAAAGCAAGAGGCCGCCCTAAAAAAGAGGTGTAAATTATGTCTAGCACTATGCTCCAGTTAGTGCAGCAAGTTACCAATGAATTAGGCGTGACAACACCGACAAGTGTTGCTGGAAATACTAATCAAGACGTTATTCAAATTCTTGCGTTGATGAATGCAAGCGGATACGAGTTTCTGCGCAAACATCCTTGGCGAACGCTTACAAAGCAAAAGCAGTTCTATACTGAATATTTAACCACTACTGGCACATGGAGCGATGACGGGACAACCATTACGGGAATTCCTTCTACAAGTGGTTTAGATAGCACCTACATGGTGGTTGGCACGGGGATTGACCAAAACACCTTTATTCAAACGGTGGATTCTGGTACATCAATTACCCTGACCAGAAAAACAACATACGCAGCTACTGATGCAACCGTGTACTTCCAGAAAATGAAGTATGCGTTTCCGAGCGATTATGAAGCCATTATTCCAAGGACAATGTGGGATAAGGACAAGCATTGGGAAATGTTAGGCCCAGAAGATGCCCAACAATGGGAATGGTTGCTATCGGGTTACATTGCAACAGGCCCTCGGATTCGGTGGCGTTTGTTTAGCAAGTATTTCCAAATATGGCCAGGCTTTTCTACCGCTGAGTTTTTGGGTTACGAATACCGTTCAAATGCTTGGGCAAATAGCGCCTCAGATGTTCCTAAAACATCGTTTACCGCTGACTCTGACACTTGCATATATCCTGACCGTTTGATGGTTCTTTCAACTAAGCTCAAATACTTTGAGGCTAAAGGTTTTGACACAACGGCAATGTATCGCAATTATTTGGAAGAAATGGAAGCGGCTATTGCTTTGGATATGTCTGCGGCTAACTTGTCGTTTGCGCCAAGGCCAGGCACTATTTTGGTAGGCTACGACAACATTCCTGACAGTGGCTATGGGGCTTCACCATAATGCCAAAAATTGCCCAAAGGACTGCCGCAAATGTAGCAAGTATTCCGGCGCCTGTTGGCGGCTGGAATGTGCGCGATTCATTGGCAAATATGTCACCGACTGATGCGGTGACAATGACCAATTTTTTTCCAACTGTTTCAAGTGTAAATTTGCGCGGTGGATACAGTAAATGGTCAACGGGCATTACAGGCCAAGTTGATACGGTAATGGCGTATGAGACTGGTTCTGTAAGCAAGTTGTTTGGTATTGCCAACGGCTCAATTTACAATTGCACAACTAAAGGTGCGGTTGGCGCTGCCGAGAAAACGGGGCTAACCAATAGCCGTTTTGAACATATCAACGTCACAACTGCGGGCGGTAGCTTCCTCTATGCTTGCAATGGCGTTGATGATCCTTTGCTGTACAACGGCACGACATGGGCAAGCATCAATGGATCAAGCAGCCCAATTGCGATTACAGGCATAACCACAAACAAACTCAACAATGTTACGTTGTTTAAAAACCGTGTTTGGTTTATTGAAAAAGAAAGTCTAAAAGCATGGTATTTGCCAACCAATTCTGTTGGTGGCGAAGCTCAGGTTTTGGACTTGAGTTCCATTGCCCGTATGGGTGGTTACATTGTTTCTGTTAGCGCATGGACAATCGACGCAGGCTATGGAGTTGACGATAACCTTGTGTTTGTGACATCACAGGGCGAAATTATTGTTTATCGAGGCACAGACCCCGCATCAGCTAGTACATGGGCTTTGGCGGGCGTTTGGAAGCTCGGCGCACCCGTTTCTAGGCGTTGTTTGTACAAATATGGCGGCGACCTATTGATCTTAAGTTTGGACGGTTTGTTGCCGTTGGCTTCAGCATTGCAGTCAAGCCGACTTGACCCAAGGGTCAATTTATCCGACAAGATTCAAGGCGCTATTACTGAAGCAACAACTCTATATCAAAATTCATTTGGTTGGGCTTTGCTTTATCACGCTAAAAACAATGCTTTGTGGATCAATGTCCCTGTTGGCCTTGGCGTTCAAGAGCAATTTGTGATGAACACCATTACAAAGTCTTGGACAAGGTTTACAGGATGGGATGCTAATTGTTGGGAAACATTTAATGACAATCCCTATTTTGGTGGCAATGGTTATGTTGGTTTGGCATGGGATGGCTTTGCTGATGATTCAAATGACATCAATGCCGTTGCTTTGCAAGCGTTTAATTATTATGAAAGCCGTGGCGTAAAAAAATACTTTACACGCGCAAGACCGTCTATTTTTACTGATGGCTCGCCCGCAATTTTGGTTGGCATGAATGTTGATTTTGATGTATCAGACACAACAGGAGTTCTAAATTTTAGTCCAACAACTTACGGCTTGTGGGATACGTCACTTTGGGATAACGCATTGTGGGCAAGCGGCACAATTATCACAAACAATTGGCAAGGCGTTACGGGCATTGGCTACTGTGCTGGGATTCAGCTAAAATCAGCATCACAAGGTTTGCAAATTGAGTGGGCCTCAACCGATGTGGTTTTCCAACAAGGATGGGCTGGCATATGAACACAAAAATGGAAAAATTTGCAGATGTTTCAGCCGAAGCCGTGGTGCTTATTGGAAAGCATTGGACTGAACTTTATGGTAATGCCAATCTAAAAAGTGATTTAGGTGGCATGATTGAACTGGAAAGAACAGGCAACTTTGCATACTTTACTTTGCGCACCGAAACTGGCGAATTGGCGGGTCATGCGGGTTTTATGGTGTTCAGATCGCCTTTTTATGGCGCAATGCAAGCGCTAGACGTTTTTTATTATGTACTGCCAGAACACCGAGGCGGTCTTGGAATTTGCAAACTGCTTAAATTGGCGGGGCAAATGCTCAAAATTAATGGTGTAAGCCAAGTCATGATTAGCCACAAGAAAAATCAAGATTTGCGCGTTTTGCTTGAAAGAGCAAATTATGAACCATCAGGCGAAACATACGAATTTAAGGAATAAACATGGCTTTCTTATGCCCTCAACCCTCTGCGCCCGCAACGCCTGATTATGCGGCTGCCGCTACTGCGCAAGGCACAGCAAATAGAGATACAGCGATTACGCAAGGTTATTTAAATAACCCCAACATCCGTGGCCCGTTGGGTGGCCAAACTGTTACGTTTGATGCTGTTACAAATCAACCTACGATTACTCAAACTTTGACTCCAACGGCGCAAACCACGTTGGATGCACAACAACGAGTTCAGCAAGGGATGGCAAGTCTTGGTGAACAAGGTCTTGCTAATGCGTCAAGAATTATTGGCACGCCATTTCAATATACGGGGCCGCAAGGGGTTTTTTCACTTGCAGATTCTGGAGCAATAACGGGTGCGCCCAATCTAACAGGAATGGGATCGGCTGGTGGTGGATTTACAGGCGATAGAGCTGTTGGCAATGTTACTGGCGGCACAGCACAGGGTTCTGTTGCAAATCCACAAGCAAGCGCTAATTTTCAAGGCGGTCAAGCGCAAGGAAATATGTTTGGCTTTGGCGGTACTGCTCAAGGCAGTTTTCAAGGTCAACAAGCTACGGGCGGCGTAACTGGCCCAACTTTGCAACAAAGTTATGGCAATTATGGAACTGTTCAAGGCGGCCCTGATTTGGGTGGTTATGGTTCTGCTTCATCAATTGGCGCAAATCAATATGGATTGGCCCAAGGCAATGTTGGGGGAGATCAATTCGGCTCAGCGGGAAGTGTAAATTCAGAAAAATACGGATTAGCACAAGGTGGCGTTGGAGGTGTCAATTTACAAACATCTCTTAACAATATTGGTCGAATTGACCAAAACTTAAATGCTAATAATTACCTTGCAAATAATCAATTAAATTTGAGCAATGTTGCGCAAATGCCTGTCAATGCGGGTACTACGGGACAAGCGGCAATTATGTCTCGCCTTGCGCCACAATTGGAGCGTCAACAAAAAGCTACAGCTCAAAACTTGGCAAACCAAGGTTTAGTGGCTGGTGGTGAGGCATATACAAATGCTATGCGAGATCAAAGTCAACAACAAAATGATTTGTTAACTCAAGCGGCTTTGCAGGGTATTAGTTTGGATACTGCGGCAAATCAACAAGGGTTTAATCAAGCCTTGGCAACGGGTCAATTTGGAAACGCTGGCCAGCAACAAAACTTTGGCAATGCTTTGGCTACGCAACAAGCACAAAATGCAGCTCAAGGCCAAGGGTTTAACCAACAATTGCAATCAGGCCAATTTGGTAATCAAGCGCAGTTGGCAAGTTTTGGTGTTGATTTGCAAAATCAGCAAGCAAGAAACGCAGCAATTGCACAAAATTATGGCCAAGCATTAAGCTCACAGCAACTGCAAAACCAAGCGATTGGTCAAAACTTTGGTCAAGCTATGACGGCTCAACAAGCCGCCAATCAAGCGGTTGCCCAAAACTTTGGTCAAGGCATGACGGCATCTAATGCGGGAAATGCCGCGTTGCAACAAAATCAAAATGCTGCATTACAACAACAAGCAGCTGCAAACCAAGCGCAAGCGCAACAATATGCTCAAGCTCAAGGTAATGCTCAATTTGCCAATCAAGCCCAACTGTCGGGATTTAATGCAAATCTGCAAAATCAACAAGCTCAAAATCAAGCTATTGGTCAAAATTCAGCACAAGGACTTGCTCAACAACAAGCATACAATGCTGCAATTGGTCAAAACAATGCGCAAAATTTAGCAAGTCAACAAGCCTACAATGCGGCAATTGCTCAAAATTATCAACAAGGCATGGGTACTCAAGCGGCTCAAAATCAAGCGGCTGCCCAGAATTTTGGTCAAAACGTAACCAATCAACAGTTGGCGAATGCTTCTATTGCCCAAAACTTTGGTCAAAACGTAACAACTCAACAATTAGCAAATGCAGCGGCTGCGCAAAATTATCAGCAAGGAATGAACACGCAAGCAGCACAAAATGCGGCGCTTTTGCAAAATCAAAACATTGCATCACAACAACAACAATTGGCTAATGCTGCGCAGCTTCAGCAATACAACCAAAACCTTGGCAGTGCGCAATTTGGTAATCAAGCGGCTTTGCAAAATTTACAAACTCAGCTTACGTTGCGCAATCAACCTTTGAATGAAATTACAGGTTTGATGAGTGGCTCACAATTACAAATGCCATCATTCCAAGGTTACAACCCAACAAACATTGCCCCCGCGCCTATCTTTGCGGGAGCGCAAGCACAAGGTGCGGCTAACTTGCAAAACTATGGCATCCAACAATCGGGCGCTAATGCAACAACAAGTGGGCTGTTTAACCTTGCTGGTTCAGCACTTGCTCTTTCTGACCGCAGATTGAAATCAAATATTGAGCGCATTGGAACTCACAAACTTGGCATTGGTCTTTATGAATACGACATTTTGGGTCAACGTCAACAAGGCGTAATGGCAGATGAAGCTGAAAAAGTTATGCCTGAAGCTGTTTTGATGCATCCAAGCGGTTACAAAATGGTCAACTACGGTTTATTGAACGGGTAAAAACATGGCTAATCAATACGAACAGTTTAGCGTTGCAAGCCCTTATCAGTTGCAACAACAAGAATTGGATCGACGCCAAAAAATGGCTGAGATTTTGCAGCAACAAGCATTTGAGCCTGTTCAGGCAGGTTCATATCAAGGCATTCAAGCCCCAATCAGCCCTGTTCAAGGTTTGGCTAAAGTGCTTCAAATGTACTTGGCAAACAAAAATCAAGAAGGTTTGAAATCAGAACAAAAAACGTTGGGTGAAAAATACCAAGCTGATACATCTGCCGACATTCAAAGATTGATTAAAGGTTTGCAAGGTCAAGTTGCAACGCCTGAAATTCAACAAGAACCAACAGCAGCGGATTTTGCAGACAATCCAAACCTTGCGTCAACATTTGCGGAGATGCAGCCTGACCAACAAAAAGCGTTTACTATGCCTGCCGTTCAAGGGCGAGCAGCGGGGACAATTGATCCGTCATTGATTGGCGAGTTTAAAACGCCTGGTATGCAACAACAAGCTCTAAATATGTACATGAGCCAACTTGCTCCAAAAGCGCCTTTGATTCTTAAAGAGGGCGATGTTGCGTTCAATCCAACAACTGGTCAAAAAATGTTTGCAGCTAATGCAAAGTCTCCTTTTGGTAATGTTAACCCAGCATCATTTACGCCCGATAGTTTGCGAGCATTTACTGCTGGCGGCGGTCAAGATTTTTCGCTATTAGTTCCATCAGTTAGTGCAGATACTCAAGCAAGATTGACACAAGAAGCAGAACAAAATAAAGCAAAACTGACACAAGAACGTGAACTTTCTGATCGCGCATTCAATAATTTGAGCGCTAATCAGCGGGCTTCGCTTGCCAATGAGGGTGCAAGAATTGGAATTAGTGCGGCTGATCTTTTCTTTAATACTGGAATGAAAGCGGGAGGCTCGCCAAATATGTCGCAACCTGTTGCCCAACCATCTATGGCGCAACCTATGGCATCACCTGCTATGCAAGCCAGACCCGTTGCCGCACCTATGCAACCCGTTGCCGCCCCTGTATCGCCTAATCAAGCGCTGGCTGCCGCCTTGTCGCCAAAAGCACAACAAGATTTGCAAGTTGCTCAATTAAAAGAGCAACAAGCTGCGGCGCAAGCATTGCCACAAGTGATGCAACAAGGCCAAACTTTGATTAGCGGTATTGACCAAATGATTGGGAAAAAAGATGCAAATGGCAATGTTATTATTCCTGAACATAAAGGTCTAAAAGACGTTGTTGGCACAACCATTCCATTTGAATACAAGCCATTCCAAGGCGGCACACCAGGCGCTGACTTTAAATCGCTTTACGACCAAGTAAAGGGCGGCGCTTTCCTTGAAGCTGTGCAACGCATGAAAGGCAGTGGAGCAATTTCTGAAATTGAAGGAACTAAAGCTACTGCCGCGTTGACAGAGGCTTCTACGTCTCAATCCCCAGATGCGTTTAGGGCTGCATTGTCTAAATTTAGAGATGCCATTCAAACGGGCATGAACAATGCCGCAACCAAAGCGGGCAAAGGTCGAATTCCAACCTACAATCCCGCAACTGGAAGGGTTGAATAATGTCTGAAGCATTTAAAACTGTAGAAATCCCAAATTTTGGGCCAGTTAACTTTCCGATCAATATGTCGGATGACCAAGTTAATGCTGCAATTTTTAAGATTACGCAGATTCCACCATCACAACCAGCAGTAGAAAAAACAGTTGAATCTCCCGCAATGACGCAAGGCCGTCAAGCTGATTTGTCAATGCCAAGCAAAATGGGTCTAGCAGCGGCTCAAGGTCTAACTTTTAACTTTGCACCAAAAATTGCGGGTGCGGGCGCAGCGGGTTTGGACATTTTGCAACACGGCTTAAATGCTAATCCTTCAGAGGCTTACGCTAATACCCGTGATTACATCAAAGGTGTAAACGAGCAATTTAGGGAAACAAACCCTAAAACGGCATTTGCAAGCGAAGTGGTTGGTGGTTTGCCAATTTTGCTTACTCCTTTGGGAATGGCAAGCAAAGCTAAACAAACCGCAGATGCATTGTCAGCAGCAGAAAAAATGGCAATTGCTGCAAAAATGGCGGGTAAACAAGGCACTATTTCTGCTGTTGGCGCTTCCGACATTAATCCCGTAACTGATCCAACAGAATATGCTCAAGATATTGCCAAAAAAGCGGCAATTGCTTCTGCATCTGGTGGTGTTTTATCAGGTGCGGGGCAAGGAGTTTATAACGTGGGCAGCAATGTTGCGCAGCGTTATCTTCCTGAAAGTGCCAAAGAAGCGGCGAGAATTAAACTCGCTCAAGCACTACAGCGTGGGTCAAGTGAAGATGGCTCAAATTCTG